TTCATTTTTTTCACCTCCATGTTGTACTGCATAGTTATGCTGTGGGGTTGCATAGCTGTTGAGCTTGCTGAATACCGCCTCAAGGACCTCCACATCCATCTTACAATAGGCTACCATCTTATCCAGGGCTTCTTGGTCCTTCCTAAATACTATATCCTTCCACAAGTCAAGCCCTCCTGTATCCATTTTAGCCCCTACCTTGAGCAGTTTGGCAATGTAGTCGAGCTTGTTGCTATTAAAATTGAAGTACTTTTTAGCCCATTTAAGGGTATCAATAGTCTTAACTGTTGGCATTACATCAATGCCATGAAATAACGCTCGTGTACGCACCCATTTAAGGTCAAATCTATCCCCATTGTGAGCCACTATCTCATCAGCTTGAGCCATTACTTTAATGAACTGCTTGAGCATTGCCTTATCACATTGGCTCTTGGACCATGTTAGGCTGTGGATCTCATCCTCACCCTCCCATTTGTAGCAGATGCAGATAATAGCACGCTCATGGATGATATCACCCGGGTTGATTGTTAGGTTATATCCTGTACGCCAGAATATACCGACATTGAAAGAGGTCTCAATGTCATAAAATAAGCGTTTCCTCATCTGTTGAGTTTACTGAGTATAGCACTCCATGCCAATCTAAGCACAAAAGGGATAGCTAAGCCTAACCAAAACGGCCACCATCTTAGTCTATATCTCACCACCTCATGCTTTTTGGTTATTACATCACCTTTTATCTTCTCTATTTTGGTACGGTACTTCCATTCTATCCTGGTCTGCCACCTGGTCTTGGGCAGGGTTACTGTTCTAAATTGCACCACCGTATCCTTGTAGGTGAGTACCTTTTCCCAAAAGATAGTATCATTGCGTACTATTGGGAATGAGTCCACAGTAGCTATGCGGATGGTGTCACTATCCTGTACTACCTTGAGCCCATTAGCCAGGGCTCTCTTGTAGTGGTACTGTGCTCTCTTAGGAGCTGAGCAGGATAGTAACACACACAATAGAGAAAACCCGATAAGTGTGCGTGATGTTAATCTATTAAGCATATCGGGTGTATTAAAGGTTTTCAAGCATTGCTATCATTCGAGGACATGGATAGATATCACTCTTATCCTTCCTTACTGAGTTGTGGGTGTAGATGCCTGGAGTACCTTTGAAAGCCTCCGTATCAATGGCAAATATCTCTTTTCTGTATGCCTTGGGTATGTTGTAGGTTTCACACAGATACACCAATAGTTGACGGGTAGATTCTATTTGCTCATCCGTATACTTGTGCCATAGAACATGACCTTTGAAGGGCTTATCAAGTACGGTAACCTCCGAAGGATCTACCACGCTCTTGACATAGTTGATGTACTTACCATTGACCTGCTTTAATGGGCCCCAATTGCAGACCTCAATACCTACTGAAAGCTTGTTAAGGTTTTGATACCGAAGCCCATGAGGTGCAAAGTCTTGGTTATCTATGCCAAGGTGGTATGCCCAGTGCTTGGAACTGAAACATTGAACTATTGTACCCTTGTTTCCAATGACGAAGGCAGTAGCTATCCTGGTATCGTTGCTATTCCAAAACTTCGCTACCCCCACAGCATTGCCATTGCCTGCTGTATGGTGGAGATATATCTGCTTTTTCGTAGCTTCCTCTTGGAAGTATTGGTCATTAGATAGGCGTACCTGTAATATCGTTGTTGTGTCTAATTTGCTCGGCATCGTTCTTGAGTTCTTTAGCTCTGGTTATTAAATTCTTAGCACTTATCCATAGGTCGATGCCCTTTACTGCCTTGTAATTTTCGTTAATACTCACCACCTCGATGGATACAAGCACTAAAGATAGCATCTTTGTTAGCATCAAAGGCACTGAAAAGAAGGTTAACACTATATCATTAAGGATAAAATAGTCAATGAGATAGAATAAAATAACCGTTATTTCATACAGCAACATCTTACTGATCACAGAAGATAGCCTGCGTGAGGTGATTGGTTGCTTGAGTTTCTTGGCCTTCCATACTCCCGTAATGGTATCAACAAGTATAGCAAAGCCTATCAGGAACATTAGCCCTGTAATAGGCATAAAGAATGCACTAACCATGCTCAGGTAAATGGGCCATTTAGATTGAAACGCTGTGAGTAGTATGGATAGCTGTGTTCTCACAGTATTAAGATGCTGTTATTGTACCCATTCTCACGGAAGTTACCGCACATCCCTGTGCAAGTCAACTGCCAAGGTGTGATGCACTGGCACGTTGCGAACATAGGGCGAAGGTCAGTATCTGTATTGAGTGCTGATATGAAGATAGGGAAGAGGTTTCTGTTAGCCAATAGCCATCTGATCAGCCTCTGCTCAAAGAAAGCAGCTTTCTGTGCATAGTGCTCCATACCAAATGCTACCTCACCACGTGATACGCTTGCTGAGTAGTCACCATTCTGAGTCTGAAGTCCTTTGTTTTTCAACTGATAGCTCAACCCAAATACAGCATCCTCTGCAGACCTCCATGCAATGACCGGCTGAATAAACTCAACCAGGTTTATCTCATCATTGGTCAAAGTCTGAGCATTGTATGCATTGAGTAGATGGTTGTAGAATGTGGTGCCAAGGATAGGCTGTATCCTTAGAGCTGACTGAGTAGCTATGTATGGGGTCACATCCGTTACATCCACATTGGCTGTGATGGGTGTGTTGGTCTTAAGGTAGTTTTCAGTTATGAAGTAAAGCATTATACTATAGGTGTTTGAGCTGCAGCTGCAGCATTAGCAGCATTCTGTGTAACATCTCCACCCTCTACCGGAGGCAATGAGGCAAGGGCACGTATCTCATTAATGGTCATAGTCTCAAGTACTTTGGTAGCAACCAATGGACTCAAGGTATTCAATGCATCATTAGTCTTAGAAGTCTCTCCCTCAAGCTCCACAATAGTCTCATTGATTATTTGGAAGTTATTGATCGTGAAGTGAGCAGGCAACTTAGCTATTCCAAGGAGCTCATTGAAGATGGTCTCTACCTGTGCACGGATTTTCTTGACTACGTTTTTCTCAAATATCACATAAGCCTGCTTAATATCCGAGCCACTACCCAAGGAGCCTGTGGTTCTAACACCCATAAGAATAGGGTCGATAGTGTGAGCAAAGCAAATCTGCTCAGTATTGAGGGCAGATGCCTCATGGAATAGCTTATCATTTGCGTTTGTTGGTAGTGCTTCAATCTTTGGAAGTTGGTCCTGGCTATTAGCAAAGAATGCAACCGCCTTACCAGCATTCTGTGCACCCTTCAACCTGTCAATGGTCTCCTTAATCATGTGCTTCTCCTCCTCTGATTGTGGCCTCTTAGGGAACATCATAGCAAAGGATGGGAAAATGCTGTTTTGAATGTTACTTTTTGCGAAGTATGACAGCTCACCGCTTAGAAACGCAAAGTTTAATGCCGATGTATATTGAGGTAACGGATAATAGTCCTGCCCAACTGAATGAACCTCATAACAATAAAGCTGAACCTCATCCTTGCAGGTCATGTGGTAGGGCTTAATCTCTACAACATCCAATCTTTGGCTCCAGTCATTGCTTAAATAGTACTTTTTCTTGCACCGTGATACCCTTACTTTCTCAGGGCTTACGTTGTAGACCTTGACAAGTTTACCTTTCTCATTAAATACAAGCTTGAAGTATATCCGATTGTGCAAAATTAACTGCTGAGTAACCGCTTCAACGGTATGCTTGAGTTTTATCTTACGCTCCCAGGTGTAAAGGTCCACCTTCTCCTGTGCTGTTAGCTTGTCAGCATCCAAGGAATAGCCTCCACCGATAACGGCATTGGTCTTGAAGTCAACAATGGCACCATGAAGGGGTGAACTGAAGTACATTTGATTCAGCACCTCGGGATATAGGTTGCCCTCACCAAAGTCTACCCAGTTACCTGCTGTCCATCTACCATTGACGTAGGGTAAAGTTAAGTTACCTCTACCAACAGGTAGGAATGGGGTGCTGAAAGCTTGGTATCCTTCCACTACGGTAGGACCTTGCTCTTGTTTTCTACTAAATATATCGTACCAAGCCATGTCTATGTGTATACTGATGAAGGTGCAGGTCCACTAACTACCATTCTACCCTCCTCAATGACTACACCAGTGGTCTGTGCAATGCTTAACGGAAGGGTGAATGGTCCACTCTTCTCATATATTTGATAGGTGTATTGGCCTACAACAAGGCTGAGGTCAGTGGGCTCTACTAAATTGAATAAATTGTACCGCTCAGGATACGAGGATGCATCTGCAGCAGTGAATAAGATGGGTGTGCTCGTTGTGTTGTATTCGTTTGTAAACACAAAGAGGTAACTCGGGTTTGTCACCGTTGTTACCTCTGTAAGTGTGAGGACTATTTTGTTACTTGAATTTTGAGCTATGTAGATCATCTAAAATATATTGTCAGACCTACCGTAGAATGTTCAAAATTAGAAGTTAACCCCGATAGCTTGAAGAGCTGAAGTGCTCATAGTTACCTCGTAAGCAAGGAACTCATTTTCTGCAACCAGTGTAACGGAATATTTACTACCATCTGCACGGGCTGTACCGGAACCTTCACCTGAAGCAGATAACTGCAAGTAAGGGAAGTACCAATACTTACCGTTAGCATCTTTTACGATGGCAGATAGGTACTGCTGTCCTGAACCTAAGATTTTGATAGCTCGTGAAGTAGCCATCTCACGTCGGTGAAACATTAAGTTAATAGTCTGAGTAACGAATGAGCTACCGTTAACAAGGTCGGAAGCAAGCTCCTCAGTGTAGTTAGATGTATTTCTACGGATGTAGTAGTCAGTGAATATGACAGGAGTAGGTAACGTTGTTAATGTGAAACCTGTCACTTCCCAATCACCAGGGTTAGTGGTGTTAACTAATACATTCAATACATCATCCTGTGGAATTAAAGCAATCCCATGCAATCCACCAGAGTTGTTCTCACAGCTCTTGGCAACCGCTTCTAATGCTTGGCAAACATTTGGCATGATTAAAGAGTATTAAAGAGCCCCCTTTGCAGAGGGCTCAAGATTATTATTAAGAATAGAAAACGATTTCACCTGGGTTCACATAGTGGAAGCCAATCTTCATGTCCGCACGAGTACGGATGTAAGGCTCAGCAACAGTGTCACGTAGGTTAACCGCACGCAAATCAGAGCTATCTCCTTCAGCATCGAATGCATAGATAAGATTATCTTTCAAAGTGATAACGAAAGTATCATTTGACATCCCTTGGCATTGAACGATTTTGATACCTAAGTAAGTCAAAGACAAATCTTGAGTTATGTATGCATTGGTGTTACCTGAAGCAACTCCTAATCGGTAGATGTTAACCAATTGAGTAGGAAGGTAGATACGTAGGTCAGCAGTATTAGCAGCAACAGCAGCAGGCTATAAAGCAAATGCAGCAGATAGTGCAGCCTCAAGAGCTGTGAAGTTAGCGATAGCACCGCTACCACCGCTGATAACTGGAGTAACTCCTGGAGGAGGTGTTAAACCTGCAGTCAACTTTTTCTCGTAACCATCACACAAAGCAAGTGTAGGGTTAGGGCTTAAAGTATCACCTTTCCATCGGATGTTCTCGATGTCTTGACCAACAGTCTTAGCCATAGTCTCCCAATAGAAGTTCATGAAAGATGCTACAGAGAAGTCACTGTTAGATCCTTTAGTCATTTGCAAAGAAACGAATGACTGCTCTAAATCAAACTGACAAATTTGAGCCATAGCAGATACAGCACATACGTCAATTAATACTGCACTCAAGTCATCAGTTGAGCCTGGAGTTGGCCATGCACAAGTAGATGATTGTAATACATTACCGAAAACAACAGTACCAAGTTTAGTCTGGTATTTAACACCAGGCAAAGTACGGAAGTTGTTAGGTACATCCGACGTTAAGTAGGCAGCGGAGTAGAATGCCTCAGGGTTTGCAGCCAATAAAGCTGTTGGGTCGACTTGTAGGTCGAATTTTAATTTACGCATTTTATTTAGAATTAAATTGGTTAAACTTTCTTAGGTTCTCAGCAAGCATAGTCTTAGCATCAATCTCAATAGTCTCCTCTTCTACCTCAGTCTCAGCTCCAAGAGCCTCCTCTAATTGACTTTTAAGCTCAGCTACTATAGCTAATACTGAATTAATTTGCTCAGCGATCATAGGCTGAACGATTGCAAGGATAGCCTCAGCATCCATGGCAGGGTCAACAGCAGCCTCAACTTCTTCCTTCACTTCTTCCTCCTCTTCCACTACAGTTTCAGCCATTGCCACTTCCTCTTTCTCTTCCATGGTCTCTTCGACTTTTTCCTCTTCTTTAATTTCGACTACTTGGCCATCCTTGACCACGTAGATTTTGCCCTCAATGAGGTGCTCTCCATCCGGTAATTGCATATTATATTTAGATTTTAGTTTCATACCCATGAAGCCCTCAATGCTGAATCCCACCTGGTCCTCTTCAACCAGTTTATTGTAGTAGTCAATATCAGTTATCTGAGCTGTTAGCATCAACGTACCTGCAGGCACCTCGATGCCATAGGTAGTGTATGCTTTGTCAAGCTCGGGCTTATCTACTAACCATGCCTCAAGGATGTAGGCAGGTACTTTCTTCTCTTCGTTGTGCTCAAGGTTGAACTTAGCAGAGTTAACTAACTGCTGCATGAACTTGGAATGCATTGCATCTATCTCCTCAACCGTGAACTTGACCATGTACTCCTCATCTGTTTCATCATCCCTACGATAAATCTCCATAGGTATCATGGCAGGAGCTGTGATGCGGTACTTCAACCCATCTTTGAAAGTCAATGCTTTGGTTTGTTGGTTGAAGGCCATACCTTTCACCTTAATGGCAGGCTTAGATGTGAAGGCAATAGCCTCAATGCCTAAGTCCTCACCACCCTCTGCGTACTCGGGGTCAATGGTTATGGTGTAAATTGGTAACTCGGTCACGTTTATATTGTTTTTTTTCTATATTTGTTCAAAAATTGCAAATGATTAAAATACTTGACCGGGAAATTCCCAACCTTATTACCGAGCTCACGGTGGAACAATTTGAACAGATCACTGATTTAGGCAGTGACAGCAACCTGGACCCAATCGAAAAGCACCTCAAGATATTTGAGTACCTTGGAATACCTGAAAAGGACTTCAATGACATGGAGGTTGAGGACTTTATTAAGATTGTGCAGGAGTTTAATAGCCATCCGCATCTTGAATACCCTACCATTGATACCCTTGAGCATGAAGGATACACCTACAAGGCTGAGATGAAGATGACCGTGAGGGATACTAAACTCATTGAGAAGTATTCATTGGCTAAGGAGAAGGGATACGTCTCTAAGATATTGGCTGTGTTTTTCAAACGTGAGGACCTTGGACCTGTTGAGCACTACACTGATGCACACCTGAAGCACAAAGCTAAGTTTTTGGCTAAACAACCTGCAGGGCTTGCTATTCCATACATAACATTCATAAGTGAAAAAATTAAACAACAAGCTCCCAAGCAGTTGGAAGGAGGTAACTCTGGAGGAGTGGACGGAGATAGCGAAGATTGATAAAGAGCAGGGAGCCATCCACTACAATAGTGAGGTCATTAGTATCCTCACCGATATAGATGTAGATGAGCTTGACATAGAAGAGCTGCAGGAGTTGGTGGATAGCTGTAAGTGGTCCACCTCCGAACCTTCCAAAAACTACAAGCATGAGGTGGAGGGTATGAAGCTTAAGGCCTTCAACAAGCTTACTCTTTATGAGTACATTGACCTGGACTATTTTTGCATACAAGGCTACCTAATCAACCTACCCTACATCTTAGCTATCCTGTACCGACAAACCAAAGAGAATGAATGGGGTGAGGTAGTATGGGAACCCTATGAATATGACTGCAAGGAAAGAGCTGAGAAGCTACTTGATGTACCTATCACGGATGTGTATGGTGTTATCAAGGACTTCCTTAAATTTCGTGAGCAGTTTCTTAATACCTACATCAACCTATTCGAGGACCCACTACCACCTGAACCTGAGGAGGGCTATGATGATGAGGACGATGAGCCTGATACAGAGCCTGAAAAGAACACAGCTAAATGGTCATGGGAGCTACTTATCTACAACCTGTGCAATGGAGACCTATCCAAGTCGGATGCCATAGGAGGTCTACCGCTTTACTATGTTTTCAATATGCTCGGGATGAAGAAAGAGCTAGACATCTAATGGGGTACCTGTTGTGAACCCTGCAGGTGGGTCAATAGGCACGAAGTTGTAAACTATCTTTTGGTCCTTAGCCAATACCTCAACCGCTTCCACCATTGGATAGGTTTGCGTTATCCATTCAGTATACTGTGAATAGATTTCTGTGGTTAAACCACTGCTACTCATTTGGTCGGTGAAATCACTGACAATATCATAGGGAGGTATTACCCCACCATTCCACAGATAGGCTCCGTTGTTCAGAAATATAAAGTAATACATGGCAATTATCTCTATCTCAAGCTTAGCAAATCCTGTGACTCTTGCATTGATTCTCACCGAGTCAACCAATGTGCCCTCCTGATATAGCCCCTTGCTCATGATAATTCTCTTGAGTAGTGCTGCCATCTTTCTCCTGGTAGGATACTTCACATAGAAATTGCCATCTTTTTTATATCGTGCCATCTAACAAATCTTTTGGGATACATATAGTAGTACCCTCAGTAGTGAATATATGAATGTATATATCATCAATCTCCTCCCATTCGGTGAAGGTGTAGGTAATATTATTGACTGTTACGCTATACATAATTTTGTACTATTACTTTTTTCCATGCTGCTATATCCGTTGCTGATGTTGAATGTTGAACGGCAAATATGAGGTAATTATTTATTGTACTGTTGAATGGTATTAAGCTTATTCCGCTTGCGGTGTAATCAGTAGCTGAACTGGTACCTGTTAGAAAGCAATTTAGATTTGTTCCATCAAAAAAAATGTTTCTTTCAAACCTTTGAAATCGTACAGTTGTCGCCATTGCAGCACCAGAACCAAGATAGGTAGCACCTGTTAAACTATTTGAAGTATTAGTGTAGAACCTTAAAATAGTTGCACCCGAACCACTGACAACAGTACGGTCAATGTATGCCTTGATATAAATGGTATTGGTTGAAATTATAGTATTGGCAGGTATTAATACAGTTGCACTGATTGCATTAACAAGTCCACTAATACCTGTACCATCTACACTGCTAATGGTTGTAGGGTTACTACTACCTGTAACAGTTAGGTTTCCACTACCAAGTACGGAGGCTCCGTTAATAGTCTTGATGTTGGTACCACTAACCAAGGTATCCTGCTTAGCATTCAGTGCAGTCTGCAGGTCAGTCTGTGAGCTCAGTATTCCGGTGATGCTACCCCATGCAGGTGAGCCACCAGGTGCAGCATTGATTATCTGCTGACCCGTGATAACAGTGTTAACAGGTTGCCCTGCTACTATCTGTGTACATTCGATAAGGTCTGTGCTCTGTAGGTTGCCAGTGTGAGGGGTTAACCCCTGCCTCCAATCACCCCACCAATTAGGTATGCTCATACTTATATTGTCAAAGCTCCGCTAAATGTTTATTGTAGTGGCACATCACAGTCAGTCCAGTTGTCTACCTCCAAGGTAATGGTCATCACGTACCCTGCCGCATAGTCAAGTAGATCATTGTTCAAAGCAGTGAATGAAGGTATGCCTGATACATCCATGCTGAGGTCATTGCTAAACGTAAAATAGTTATACAGGTCCATCAGTATCTGATGCGTATCACTCAGGATGGTTATGATGTTAGCCCTATCCTTTTGGATGATGTCAAAGCAATAGATGTCAAGGGTGAATATGTTGGTGTTCTCAGTGTTGCTAACTGATACCGGTACAATGAACACAATAGGATACTTCTCATCCTTAGTAGCAAAGTTAGTCATCTGCTCCTTGAAGTCAGCCCCCACCTTCTTAACCTGAAGGTGAGAGTTGTAGAAGGCTTCTATCTTGTTGATGGTGGACTGTAAGCTGATCATAGTTCTGCGTTCTTGTTAATTCTGTTAATCTTATTCTGTGTGGATGTCATGGCTGTCTCACTCACCACCGCTGTGACTGTCATGGCTGAGCTCTCTGTGGATGTACCTCCTGCACTCATTGTTCCGGATGTGTTACCTTGACCGAAGAGCTGTGCCGCTTGAGGTATTACCTGGGCAGTGGACCCACTTGCTTCAGAACCACCGCCACCTCCGCCACCTCCGCCACCACCTGCAGAAGGTGTACCTCCTGAAGATAGTATCTGCTTTGCCTTAGCTATGTTGGTTGCTATCTGAATAATACCGGTAGCAAATTGAGCCACACCTGCAGCACCGAACGTGGCAGCATTGGCAGGATTAGCTGATGATGCAGCAACCAATGCAGAGATAGCCTTGGCTGTATCAATACCTATCTGTACCAATGCCGATGCCTTGTTGAACTTCTCAAGTTTCTTTTGGTCCTTTATCATCATGCCTGCAAGGTTACTCACCCCATTGAATATATCGGAGCTTGCTTGGATGAGGGCATCCCTTTTCTTTTTAGCCTCCTCAATCTGTCTCGCATCTGCAGCCTGTTGTATCTTCTCTTGGTCATCCAGGTACTTATTCTGTAGCTCAAGCAATAGAGCAGCATTACCTTCTGCAAGTTTACGCTCTTCCTCATACTTAACCCTCAATGCTTCAAGTTCACGGGTCTCTTGGTCAGCCATTGATAGCTGAAGCTCTGCCTGTTTCTTAGCCCTGTCCTCTTCTTTCTTTTGGTCCTCCATTGCACGCTGTTGGTCATAGAGGTCAAGTATCTCTTTTCTCTTTTCTTCGGTAAGTGTAGTATCAGCAATGGCAGCCTCACGGAGTTTGTTGTACTTATCATTCTGCATAGCCAACTCCTTAGCTTCACCTTCAGGCATGAGTGCAATCTTGATTTGAAGGATAGCATCATTAGCCTTCTTTTCATTGTCAAGTAGCTTTTGCTTCTGTGCCTCACCCTGCTTATCAAGCTCATTCTGTAGCTGAGTCTCATACATCTTTTGGAAGGCTATCTTTTCAGCAGCGTTCTTGCTCTCATCCTTCTTAAGGTCATTGAGTAGACGTGCATACTTCTCCCTGGTGATGGCTTCCTCTCTCTTACCTGCATCCTCTATCTGTGATAGTTCAAAGTCACGGAGCTCTCTACCTGCTTTCAATCTATCCTGTGCATCCTTCTCCCTCTTTGCCTTGGCTTTTTCTGCTGCCTCCTTAGCTTTAGCTGCCGCCTCTCTTGCTTTATCCTCTGCTTCTTTGGCATCGGTAGCCTCTATGATTTGTCGCTCATTGGCACCTTGTCGGAGTATCTTGTTCTCTGCATTGATTTGGTCCTGTAACTCTTTCTTCCGCTTCATCCCATCCTTACTCCTATCGTATGCAAGTGCATCAAGTTCAGCCTTGGCTGCCTCCTTCCGCTTGTTAGCTTCTCGGCTTAGCATCTTACTCTTTTCAAGCTCCATCTTAGTGGTATCCTTACCTGCTAATTTAGCCATGGCAATCTCATGCTCATAGCTCTCGGATACAAGCTCAGCTCTTTCCTTACTGCTCTCTGCTACTGTCTCATTATTTTTCTTAGCTTGAGCAGCATTTCTATCGAGTGCAGCAGTGGTCAATCCCAACCAATCAGTCAATGCCTCAAGTCCTGAGATAAGTAGGTTCAGTGGCTTCATGGTAGCCTCAAGAGTTTTCTCTAAGACTCCGAACTTTTTCATGAGTATCACAATGATGGCAATGATAGCAGCCACCGCAGCCACAATGAGGAAGATAGGGTTAACCAATATCTGCATCCCTAACTTCATGAAGGCCCCGCCCAAGGTTTTCATGGTACCCATCAACTGACCGAAACCTTTACCGAGCTCCTTAGGGTTGATGCTCCCCAAGGTGGTTGCAAATATCTTAGCCTTCTCCTGTGCTCCCTCGAAGTCAAGCTCCATGAGGTCATCCTTCATGGATCTAAATGCATTCCTGGACTGCTGATACTTGGAGCCTGTGGCAAAAACTGCCGCCTTCTCATTGGCATCCTTTAGCTTATCACTCAAAACCCCTGCCTGTGCAGCAAGCCTTGCCATCTCTTGAGGGTCGGTAGCATTGGCTAACTCACTCTTTAAGGCTTTTAGTTCTGCTCTTATCTGCCCAATACCTTGGACCTTTAATGGAATCTCTACGCTATTCATTATTGTGGGAAGTAATATATCATTATTGTTGTACTATTCAGGTAGCCATCTACCAATCCTACCCCTATCTGTGTGGTGAATACCTCAATCACCTGGTTGGCAGGTAGGTATTGTGCAGTGATTAACCCATCAAAGATGTTACTGCTAATCATAACAGATAGCTCAGTCAGCGGTGTCAGTGGATCATACTGGTCAAGGTAACCCCAGTACTGTCCCTGTGCTATCCTTACCCATGTGATACTTCCGAAGCTACCCTCCATGATGTATGCGGTAGGGTCAGCTATACCTGCCTGTGTTAGGTTCGCCATGTATCTCTTGGGTGTATTGTCAACCGGCACCCCGTTGTAGCTATTACGCACCACAAGGTTGTCAACCACTATACCATCAGAGGTAACATCGTACCCATCACCTACTATCAATGTCTTAAACCCTGGAGGTACTACATTGCCCTTACCAATTATCTCACCTTGCATACCTCCTTCACCTGTTACATTGGCATAGGCACTCTTCTGCTTGATAACGGTGTTGTTAGCTACCTGTTGGATAGGTCCTACGTTAGGCAGTCCAATACCAGGCTCATTGAAACCAGGTACGAATGGCATGAAGTCTATCTCTGTATCTATGCTGATGAGCTCTACCTTTGTGAGTTTGTTAGCATTGGCATCATAGTCAATTATCTTGTTGATGTTCCACCATGAGTTGTCAATCCTAATCTTATCATTGAGCTTCATTTTTTGAATGTCGCTCTCAGTGAGGTTGAACATAGCAGTCAACATCTTACCATTGTTTATCTGCCCCATGGTTCTCCTCCAGTATCTATTGTAGAGGTTGTTCTCCGTTAGACTTGTAGGGTTGTAGTAGTCAATATCAGTTATTTGAGCTGTTAGCATCAACGTACCTGCAGGCACCTCGATGCCATAGGTAGTGTATGCTTTGTCAAGCTCGGGCTTATCTACCAACCATGCCTCAAGAATGTAGGCAGGTACTTTTTTCTCTTCGTTGTGCTCAAGGTTGAACTTAGCAGAGTTAACTAACTGCTGCATGAATTTAGAATGCATTGCATCTATCTCCTCAACCGTGAACTTAACCATGTACTCCTCATCCGTCTCATCATCTCTACGGTATATCTCCATAGGTATCATGGCAGGTGCAGTAATACGGTACTTCAATCCATCTTTGAAAGCCAGTGCTTGGTTTTGTTGGTTGAAGGCCATCCCCGTTACTTTGATAGCAGGCTTA